AACCCGTGAGGGTGTCAACTATGTTGGTGAAGATTTCCATCTCGCCACTGCTGCTGACATCGTCGCAGACCCTTCGGCACCTGATGCATTTGTACAAGGTATCATGGAATCCAAAGAATGGATTTGGGAGAATGGTCTCCTTAAGGAAGTCCAAGTTTCCGCAATTAAAGAACGTATTGAGGAGTCGGTTGTACAAAGACGACTTGACGAACAGTCCCTCATTGAGTTCGAAAGGTTCCTCAGAGGTTGATAGTTTTCCGTAAACAAATACCCCCTGAACACAAGTTTCCTCTAAATACTTGTGACTAAATAGTTCAAATTAGTTCTCTGTAAAGATGGCACAATCCAAAACTGCTGTGAACGCCAAGGCTAAAGGTGGTGAGTCGGCTGATAAAATCAACCCCTCTCTCGTACCTGGTCAAAGTGTCAATGACGCTGGCGGTCCTACCCCCGAAAACGATAAGGCCGAAGGTGATTCCAACAAACTTGATGCTGGAGCTCCCGCTCAGGGCAAGTCTGTTGTGAATGGCAAGGCTAGTAAGGCAGAAGGTCGTCCTTCTGTTACTGTAAGTCCTTCCGTTACTCCTGATGCTTCTGCTGATGGTACCAAGGGTCGTTCTAACCCTGGTCCTGAGAAGCTCAAGGGTAAGGTATCCTACGAACATGTTGACATTGATCGTCAGGCTGCCGAGCATCTTGATGAGTTAGCTGAGGCCGAAGGTGCTGATGCTGACTTCAAAATGAAGGCTAAGGTCATCTTTGAAGGTGCACTTAACCAGAAGCTCCAGGTCGAAGTCGCAAGACTCGAAGAAGAATTCTCTGAGAGGTTTGAGGAAGAAATCTCTTCTATTGCTGAAAAGGTAGAAGCATTCCTCAACTACACCTCCCAACAATGGTTGGAAGAGAACAAACTCGTGGTCGAGAATGGTATCCGTAACGAACTCTCCGAGTCGTTCATGGGTGGCCTGAGATCACTTTTTGAAGACCATTACGTTACCCTTCCCGATGAGAAGTATGACGTCTTTGAATCCATGGTCGCCAAACTTGATGATATGGAAGACAAGCTCAACGAGCAAATCGAAGCAAATGTCACTCTCAGCAGCCAGATGTCTGGTTTCCAGAGAGAGTCTGTCCTTTCTGATGTTTCCTGGGATCTTTCCGAGGCTGCTAAAGAGAAGATGGCTGAACTTGCTGAGAGCGTAGAGTTTGAAAGTGAGTCTAACTATCGCGAGAAACTCAACATTCTCAAAGAGTCATTCGTGTCCGCTCCCTCTGCGGAGTCCGAAGTAGAAATGCTCGAAGAGTCTGCTGAACCTCTCGCCCCTTCGATTGAAGAAGGTTACACCGATAGCATGTCGGCATATGCCCGTGCACTCAGCCGCTTCAGTCGCTGAATTTAATTTCCCTACACGTAAACACTTTTTAATTTAAAGAAATGTCACAACATCTTACCGAAAAGTGGTCGCCTGTTCTGGGTCATCAAGATCTTCCTGAGATCAAAGATTCCTACAGAGCATCGGTCACCGCTCAGCTTCTCGAAAACCAAGAGGCATTCCTCCGTGAGCAAGCTGCTCAGGGTCAGGGTTTCTCTGGTCTTCTGACCGAGGCCCCCACCAACTCTGCAGGTGACGGTGGCTACACCGGCGCTGCTGCTCCTGGTGGTCCTGTTGCAGGTTTTGATCCCGTAATGATCAGCCTGATCCGTCGTTCCATGCCTAACCTGATGGCATACGACATCTGTGGTGTTCAGCCTATGACTGGTCCTACTGGACTCGTCTTCGCGATGCGCTCCAACTATATCGAAAATGGTGCTCGTGGCACCGAAGCTTTCTTTGACGAAGCTAACGTTGCATTCTCTGCAGACCAAGGTGACCAGGCAACTGGTGCTACTGCTCTTGCTGCTCAGAATAGCAACCCCGGTCTGATCAACGATGCTACCGGTGGTGGTACTACCGCTGGTAACTATGCTCCTGACCTCTCCGGAACTGGTGTTGGTGGTAATGGTCTCGGAACCGCTGCCCTTGAAGGTCTCGGTGAAGCCGATGCTCAGTCCTGGCGCCAGATGGGTTTCTCGATCGAGAAGACCATGGTTGAAGCCAAGGGTCGTGCCCTGAAGGCTCAGTACAGCCTCGAACTCGCACAGGATCTCCGTGCTGTTCATGGTCTGGATGCTGAAGCTGAACTGGCTAACATCCTGTCTTCTGAGATCCTCGCCGAAATCAACCGCGAAGTTCTTCGTACCATCTATCACGTTGCTCGCCCCGGTGCTCAGAACAACGTTGCTAACCAAGGTGTATTTGACCTTGACGTTGACTCCAACGGCCGTTGGTCTGTTGAGAAGTTCAAAGGACTTCTGTTCCAGATCGAGCGTGACTGTAACGCCATTGCTCAGACCACCCGTCGTGGTAAGGGTAACCTGATCATCTGCTCTGCTGACGTTGCTTCTGCACTCACCATGGCTGGTGTTCTTGATTACACCCCTGCTCTGAATGCAAACCTGAGTGTTGATGACACCGGTAACCTGTTCGCTGGTACCATCAACGGCAAACTGAAGGTCTACATCGATCCTTACTCTGCCAACCTCTCCAACGACCACTACTACGTAGCCGGTTACAAGGGTACTAACGCTTATGACGCTGGTATCTTCTACTGCCCCTATGTTCCCCTCCAGATGTACCGCTCGGTATCTGAGTCTACCTTCCAGCCCAACATTGGCTTCAAGACCCGTTATGGTATGGTCGCCAACCCCTTCGCTGAAGGTACCAACCAGAGTCTGGGTGCTCTTAACGCTAGTGCTAACAACTACTACCGTCGTGTTCGCATCGAAAATTTAATGTAGAAATAAGGGTTATACTAACCCCGACTTCTATACCAATTTATTATCGACCCCCTCTCCTGGGGGTCTTTTTTTATAAGTACTATCGAGAACCATATAATAGGTATTCGATATGACGTTTATATACCGAGCGACCAATAAGGAGAACGGTAAGATCTATGTGGGTCGTACCTCCTATGATAGATTAAGTAAGCGTATCAATACCCATTGGTGGTATGCTAAACATACTGATAGTAACCTTCCCTTCCCTAATGCTCTTCGTAAGTATGGTCGTGATGGTTTCGAGTGGGATGTGCTTGAGGAGTGTAGTAGAGAGGATGCTGGTACTAGGGAGATGTTCTGGATACAAGAATTACAACCCCAGTATAATGCTACTCTCGGTGGTGATGGTGGTACGAGTGGTAGGCCGTGTCCCGACAATGTTAGAGAAGCGACCCGTAAGGCGAACTCTAAACCCGTCCTCTGTGTAGATACCGGAGAGGTATTCTCTTCTGCCACGGAGGCAGGTCTATCACTCGGTAAACCAAGTGGTTATTCCAATATCTCTAGGGCACTTCGTGGTAAGACCAATAAAGCCTATGGGCTCAGCTGGCGCTACTATGATAAATATATAAAAGAGTCAATATCAAATGACACAACAGACTGATAATGATACTCTGGTTCAGAGGGAGAAACCATTTAGTATCGAGAATAGGAACTTCCTCTCCCCTATTGGGTTTAAGTTCACCATCGGCAAGATGCGAGGTGTTGACTTCTTTTGTCAGTCTGCGAACATTCCCGCAGTAAGAATGAACCCTGCAAATCAGGGGACTAGATTTAACTCAATTCCTCATCCTGGTGATGAACTTTCATACGACGAATTGAATATCAGATTCTTGGTAGACGAGAACATGAAGAACCTATACCAGGTTCACGATTGGATGAGACAGATTACTACCCCATATTCAAGTAGGGAATTCAAATATGACCGTGGTTCATTAAAGAGTCAGAATCGTCCAGATGGTAAAGATTTGGGAATAAGTGATAACCAATGGAGGTCTGATTGTTCCCTATTCATTCTCTCCAGTAACTATACACCAGTTGCAGAGTATGTCTTCAAGGATGCATTCCCCACAAGTTTGAGTACACTTACTTTTGATTCTGCGGTACAGGATATTCAATACTTCACCGCAGAGTGTACCCTAAAGTATACCTACTACGATTACTACATCTACGAGGC